AGCGACTTTTGATGCTGAAGTCAAAATCGCATACGAAGACACAATGAAACTTCGCAACACTTGTCGTGTAAAAACCGGCGTTGTTGGTAAAACACATCACTTCCCGTATATGTCTGGAGGTATGGCCACCGAGCGCCAAAGCAAAACCATGGTGACGCCTATAAAGGCCAAACATGATGGGGCCGTGGCGACTTTAGCAGATTATTCGGCTGCGGATTTTTCCGACGTGTTTGATCTGGCCAAAATGCCTTTTGATGAACGCAAAGAATTATCGAAAATAATTGCTTCTGCTATGGGTCGTCGTTCCGATCAAATCCAACTTGACGCTCTTGCTGCGGGCGCAAACTCCAGCAAATATGTTGCGGCGAGCTTCGGGAGCGGAGGTAACGACCCGGCAACGTTCAATTTGAAAAAATTGCTAAGACTTAAACGCTTTATGGATGACGCAAACGTCCCCGAAGATGATAGGTTTTTAGCAATAGATGCGTCCGTTCTTGAATCCGCGTTGCTTATCCCCGAAATGAGCTCGTCTGATTTTAATGTTACGAAAGCCCTCTGCGATGGCTCCTTGAAAAAATATGCTGGCTTCCAGTTTATTTTGATCGGTTCGAGAAAAGAAGGTGGGTTGAAGAAAACAAAAGCGGGCGATATCACCACGGTTGATGCATATGCTTGGCATAAGCAAGCTGTAGGGTTCGCCATTGGGATGGAGATCAAGACCGAAATTTCCTACGAAAATCTTTACTCTTCGTGGCTGATAAACGGCTTGTTCTCTGCCGGCGCTGTTGTTGTAGACCCCGAGGGCGTTTACAAAATGTCTAACCTTGTTGTTTCTTAGAAAGGAGGCAAATTATGGCTTTTGATGCAAAATATTTCGGTTTAATTGGCGGCCTTGCCAACATCGAATTCTTGCCCATGCTTTTTGGTTATAAAACCAAAGATAGTGCGTCCACTGTAAAAACCGCAGGTTATTTCAATGATGTGGCTTATAAGCTTAACGTCGGCGATCTAATCACGGTTGTTACGCTTAATTCTGGCGGGGTTCCTACCGCTGTCAATCAGTATGCGGTATCGGCAATCACGGAGGGCGTCGTTAGCATTGTTGGGGGAGCGGCAGAAACGCTGGCTCTTGACGACTTGTCGGATGTTACCATCACTTCTGCGACAGAGGGTGACGTTCTTGTTAAAACCGCAACCGGATGGGCCAACGCCCAAATTGCTCTTGACGACTTGTCGGATGTTACCATCACTTCTGCGACAGAGGGACAAGTGCTCAAGAAAAGTGCTACGGATTGGGTCAACGGTACGGACGCCACTTCTTAGCCTTGTTACGGCTGGGGGAGGGGGTATTAACCCTCCCCATTACTTTTATTTCGGGAGTTAAATATGACTACAACTAAGGTTGATATCGCCTCGCAAGCGCTCGGGCTTTGCAGGGCCGGGGCTATTTCGTCCTTCGAAGACGGATCTAATGAAGCCGAAATTATAAGTATGTATTACCCAACGTTTATCAAGGATATCTTTTCACGCTATCCTTGGGACTTTGCTACTGTTACCCGCCGGATGAACATGGCTGCCGGCCAGCTTTCAGGTAGCTTGAATGCATTCATTATCCCCGCCGAGGTAAAACGTATATTAGGTGTATATTTTGATCCCGAATGCGAACATGCCTGTAAGGATTTCCGTGAACAAGGCGGCTATATTCTGTCGAACGAAAACGAACTGTATATTAAGTATACAGTCTATCCGGATGAGAACTTGTGGCCAGGATATTTTGTGCATTACGCAATATATGCATTGGCGGATATGATATGCATCCCCATGACCGATGACGATGAGCTGGCGGCGAAGTTACACCAAAAAGCTTATGGTTCACTATCCGAGGGTGAAAGGGGTGGTAAGTTTGCAATAGCTGCGAACATAGACAGCCAACAGTCAACAAATTCAATAATTGAAGAAAGTCCGCTTGCCATAGCGAGGTTTTGCTGATGCCAAAGATAAGAATTGAACAGCAACGATTTACTAAAGGCGAAATTGATCCGAAGATGGCGGCTCGTGGGGATATCGAACAATATTACGGTTCCGTTGCCGAAGCGGAAAATGTTTGGGGGATAAGACAGGGAGGACTAACAACCCGACCCGGCCTTGAACTTATTTGCCCCCTAGACGTAAGCCACCATAAGATGATGGAGTTTATAGTTAACGCTGATACGAAATATCTAGTTGTTTGGTCAGCGGGCAAGGTTCAAATTTTCAGAGATGGAGAGCTTAAAAGCACGATTGATGCATCTTCATATAATGACGGGAGCATCTCCGCGCTTAATTTTGAACAAATGTATGATACAATGTTCATTTTTAACGACCTTGTGAAGCCTCACAAGATTTTCCGAACAAATGATACAACATGGTCAATCAGCGAAGTGGACTTTAGGTATATCCCCCGTTACCCGTTCAATCTTACGACAAGTACGCCAGCATATAACCTTACACCTTCGGCCAAAGAAGGCGAAATTACTCTTACATGCTCCGGGGGGTTCTTTACAGCCGACAGTGTCGGGCAATATGTAGAAGGTAACGGGGGGAGAGCCAGAATAACCCGCTATACATCATCCACCTCAGTAGGCGCGGTTACCGAGGTTTCCTTTTTTAACACAAATGCTATGGCCGCCGGTACTTGGGATTATCTGTCCGGCTATGAAGATGTTTGGTCCAGCAGCAGAGGTTGGCCTACGTCGGGGGCTTTTTACGAGGGCCGACTTTGGATAGCTGGTTCTTTATCATGCCCGTCGAGAATATACGGCTCGCGCGTAAATCACTTTACCGATTTTAACCCGGGGAACATTCTTGATGATGATGCGGTTGATGCTGAACTGACATCTTCGGATAAGATCACAAACATCATATCCGGGCGCAGCTTGCAAGTATTTACCATTGGGTCCGAACATGTTGCTTCCCAATCTTTGGGCGACCCAATTACTCCCAAAACCGTAAACTTTAAAAAGCAAACTTCCATTGGTTCAAAGGTTAATTTAAGAGTGTTTGAAATTGAGGGAGCAACCATTTTTACCAACAAATCAAGCATTCACGAGTTTGTTTATGATGATTCTCAGGCGGCATATTCATCCGGGGTTGTTTCACTTTTATCCGGGCATCTGGTCAAAGATCCAACGGATTTTACGGTTCGTAAATCATACACGGATAGCGGCGCAACATATATTGCGCTTACAAATTCCGACGGAACCCTTACGGTTTCAAACATCCTAAGATCACAGGAAGAAAGCGCATTTACGCGCAATACTACCCAAAACGGGAAATTCATCAATGTTGGGACCGATGGAGATGATATATATGTTATAACGGAGCGCAAAATAAACAATCAGACGGTGCATTATCTTGAAAAATTCAATGATGATCGTTTGCTCGATTGCTCCATTTTGAAAGAATATGACACAGCGACCGATACTATAACTGGGCTGGAACTATTAGAAGGCGAGGACGTTTGTGTCGTTGCCGACGGTTATAACATGGAAAACAGAACAGTAACCAACGGGGCTGTAACCATTGAACGCCCGGCTAAAAAAGTCGAGGTCGGTTATAACTTTGTTTCAAAAATTAAAGATTTGCAGGTGCAAACCCCAAATCAAGGGACCACTTTGGGATATAAGAAGAACGTGTCCGAAGTGGTTTTGGATATATTCGATACGGATTGCATATCCGTGAATGGGAAGTCGGTTGTTTTCCGAGGGTTTGGCCCGGAAGGTAACGGTTCTCCGCTTGATGCTCCCCCTCCGGCATTTAGCGGTATAAAAAAGCTCATGGGCTTTAGAGGTTGGGACAATACAGGTCAAATTACCATCACAAAGGACAGCCCGGGGAAATTCACTCTGCTGTCCATAGCAAAGAAAGTGAATTTTTAACATGACAGCAATAGAGCCTATATTATTTGGTATGACGGCGGCTGAGGCTACTGCAGCGGCTGGGGGAGCGGCTACGGCGGCCACAACTGGATTGCTCGGAGCCGGAGGAAGTTTCACGATGTCAACCGCCCTTGGCACTATTTTAACCGGGGCAGGAGCAGCAGCATCAATCCTCGGGGGTATGGAACAGGCTAACGCCGCCAAGTCAGAAGCTGAACTTATGGAAGTCCAAGCGGGGAATGAACGTATCAAATCTATGCAGAAATCAACAAAAATAAGGGAGCAGATGCTACGGGACGCTGCTACCGCAAATGCGATGTTCGCTTCGCGGGGACTTAATCTTTCCGGAACCCCGGAGCAATTGGTTAATGAAGGGATGAACCAGGCTAACCAAGATATCGGTATCGTGGAAGACGAAGGGCGGGCAGCCTATATGCAATCGAGAGCGAGAGCGAAGGCCCTTAGAGGCTCGGCGCCATATTCCCTTTTATCTGGAGTTGGCCAAGCTGCGTTTATGGCCGGGAATTCGCAAAGTATTGCAAGGATGGTAAGTTAAAATGATAAGAGAGGTCCCACAATATCTGGCAAGAGAAGTATCAAATGCGCCCTCCGTAGTTATAGAAGACACTCCCAGGAGGACTGCTGCCGGCTTTTGGAATCTTATGGCTAAGAATTTTGCTACTGCAGAAGCAACTATCGCGAACCAGGCAGAAAGAAAATATGCGTTATCGCTTGATGCCGTGAGAAAACAAGAGATAAACCGCATTGAATCCGAGTATCAAGGTGAACCGGAGGCCATGCAAAAGGCTTTTATCGCCAACAAGGAAGGTATGATCGGGGCGATTGAGTCGGCCGAAATGAAGGAAAAATTTGCTATTGCCTATGATTTAGAAATCTTACCCTCGCTTAACAGGGCAGTCGCTGCCAAGACCAAAAGATTGGATGAAGAAACCACTATCGGTGCCAGCCAAAGCATAAACGTCGCGACGGAAGATATGATAAAAAATACAGATGGGATTTTTTCTTCGGATCCGCAAATGATGCAAGCAAGTGGTGCCGCTATACAAAGAGATTTAATTGCTATTCGTAAAGCTCTGGGGACAAGAAAATCAGATGGAAGTTATGCGCTTTCGTCTGAACAAGTTGCCAAAGGAATGCAGCCATACCTAAACAGCCTGGTAAAAGGTTTAGCCGTTCAATATGTTAAAACCGCCGAAGATAAAGCAAAAGCATTGGAATCCCTTGATAGAGG